GCCGAACTAGTCGCTGACTTTCAGCGGCATTACGGCCTACGGCTTTCCGATGTGGTGGCGGGTTCGGTCTCGCCTAAGTCGGCACTAGCCATGGTTCGCAACCTCCCGGAGGATTCCGCATTTGTCGTAGCCGTCCGAGGCGGGCGGGAACACACCGGGTGGGACACGGTGGCCTATCTGCTAGCCGCCCTCATTGACTCGGTGAACATGACCACTTGGGCAGTACGGGCACAGAACGCCAAGCGTCCACCCCACAAGCCCAAGCCTATTGAGCGACCGGGACAGCGCAAGCGGACGATCCGGACGGCAGAAACCCTGATCCGTAAGAATCCGCGCGCTATGCCGATCCCTGCACACCGGCTACCGCGCGCATGATCCCTAGGGGGTTCCATGGCCGGGCCGGGAGGTTCCGAGGCGGGCCGCGTAAGCATTCGGGTTCTACCTGATACTACGCGGTTCGCTGACTCGCTACAGCGCTACCTAGACCGCATTGAGCGCCGGTCGCAGGTACGCGTAAACATTGACATTGACACGGGCAGTCTCGACACCGAGCTAAACCGCGTACTCCGAGACCGCGAGGTAAACGTCAATGTCAACACCGCAGACGCCGAGGCCGAGCTAGCCCGACTAGCCCGAGACCGTACGGCGAACATTGACGTAGACGTAGACCGAGGTGGACTAGAGCGCACGTCCGGCGCAATCTCCGGAATCCTCGGGACCCTCGGCCGAGTCAGCGGCACGGCGACCAAGGCAAGTGTTGGTGTCGGTGCCATCGGTCTAGCCGGTGTGGCCGCTGGTGGTGCGCTGGCCGCTCTGCCTCTGGCCATGGTTGGAATCGGCGCAATGGCTATCGCACAGAGCGAGACGCTAACCGCCGAGATGACAGCGGCTACGGACAAGATCAAGGCCGAGTTCGGAAAGGTGGCCGAGCCACTAGGCCGAGCCCTTATCGACTCGATGCCCGCTATCCAGAGCCTCGTCTCTGAAATGGGCCCGCTGTTCTCGGCTGGTGCACAGTGGATTAAGCCCATGGTTGAGGGGTTCACCGGCCTAGCGTCGAATGCCCTTCCCGGTCTGACGACTGCAATGCAGAACCTCGGGCCGGTCGTAGAGGGCATGACTTCCGGCCTAGGCAATCTCGGCACGGGCCTAGGGTCCATGTTCGCGTCAATGAGCGAACACGCGGCCGGTGCCGGTGCTGCCATGGATTCGCTATTCAGCGGACTAGGTAACATCCTGGCCGCCCTCGGTCCCCTACTCGGTGGACTAGCCGAGGCTTTCGCGCCGCTATTCGATGGCGTGTCGGCCGGTGTCGTGACGCTTATCGAGAGCCTAACGGCCGGTCTCGTTCCCGCTGTTCAGGCAATCGCGCCCCTTGTGGGTCAGCTAGCGTCGGCCCTCGGTGGTGCCCTCGGTGCTGCCGTTCAGGCGATCATGCCCGGCCTAACCGCTTTCGCGCAGGCCGTTCTACCGGCGATCACCTCGGCCGTTCAGATGCTCACGCCCGTTATCACCGCACTGACCCCCGTCTTTCAGATGCTCGGTCAGGTTCTCGGTACGGTCGTGGCTACAGCGATTCAGGCAATTGTTCCGATCATCGCTCAGCTAGTGCCGATCCTCGGTCAGATTCTCATGGCCGTTGCTCCGCTAATCGAACAGCTAGTAGCCGGTCTAGCCCCGATCTTTACGGCCCTCGCGCCGCTGATCACGCAGGTTGCGCAGCTTCTTCTAACGCTGCTACAGCCGGTGCTAGAGGCACTGCCACTGATCCTCGCGCCGATCCTTGAGGCTCTAAACATTCTGATTCCGCTATTCGTTCAGATTGCGTCTCAGATTCTTGATGCCCTAGGCCCGAGCCTACAGACGCTTATGCAAGCGTTCGTAGACATCATGGTAGCGCTGGCCCCACTACTACCGCTTTTCGCCAAGCTGATTGAGGCCGCCCTAAAGGTCCTCGTTCCGATCATCACGCCGATTATCCGCGTGATCGCTCAGCTTGTCTCGGGCATCGTCGCGTCGCTCGTTCCCGCTGTGAAGTCAATCATTCAGTGGCTCGCAAACTGGATTACCCGACTGACCAACACCCTAAACAGCATCCGGAACTTTGCGTCTGACGCTATCGGATTCTTTAAGGGAATTTGGGACGGCATCGCGTCGATTCCGGGCAAGATCGAACAGGGCTTCAAGTCGGCTATCAACGGAATCATCGGGATCATTAACGGCCTGATCGGTGCGTACAACCGAATCCCCGGTGTGCCGGATATCGGCTACGTGTCCCCGATGAGCCTAGCCGTAGAGGAACCGTCAGCGGGCGGGTTCGGGACGTTCTCTCTGATGGCCGCTGATGAGCCTATGGCTTTCGCAGCGGTACCTCTAGCCGCTAAGTCGTCGTCCTCGCTGGCCAGCACGCTAGATGAAATGTCCGCCCTACCGCAGGCATCCGGCGCAGCCGACGAGATGGCCGCAGCAATGCGCAAGTCTCTTGGCTCGCAGACGGACGCACAGCGGAACACGTCACAGCCCGCGCAGAGCGTAACCGTAAACGCCGAAACGAACGCCGACCCGTTCGAGATTGGCCGAGAGGTTGCTTGGGTTCTGCGTACTGCGGGCCGTTGACCTAGGAACGTTCCTATGTCCAAGCCGGGGGTAACCACTCCCCCGGCTTGGTCCCTTGAGAGGTTCACTCGTGCTTGACTGGACGATTTCATACGGCCCTATCACCATCGGTGACGCCGAGACCCTACCCGCTGTCAACTTCACAAACTTTGACGTCACGTCCATGCCCGACATTCGCGCCAATGACGTAACGCTGATTCAGCGCGACGGGCTATGGGCCGGTGACGACTACATGGGAGGCCGTACGGTTTCCCTCTCGCTTGAGGTTCAGGCACTCGACACCGAGGAATTCAGTTCCGCGCTGAACCTCATCATGCGTGCATTCTCCCCCGGTGTGTCCGGCGAGACCCCGCTACGCTTCCGCATCCCTGGCCTAGCCAACGGCCGTGAGGCGTACGTGAACGTCCGTACCCGTCGCCGGTCGAATCCTCTTGACGCCTCGTTCGCGCGTCTCTCGTGCGCGTTCGAGATTGAGCTATTCGCTACAGACCCGATCATCTATGCCGCCGAGGAAACCGCCGTAACACTGCGCAAGGGGGTTCCTACCCTCGTGCCTATCGACGGTTCCCGCGTGGCTAAGCCGAGCATCACGTTTACCGGCGTCACCAACCCCAAGATTCTTGACGCCGAGGACGGGGGTTCGACGTTCTCATACACCGGGACCGGCACGTTCACGGTCGCAGGCCCGAACTACCTACCCGGTAACCGATACCTGACTCTGATCGACAGTGGGACGAACGCAAACGCTACCGCGCTGTTCAAGTTCCGGGATACGTGGGTGTAATGGCTGACTATCGAATCTATCTCTACAACCTCAAGACGCAGACCGTTTACGCCGAGATTCCGTTTTCCGCCCTCTCGTATTCGTACGTGATGGACGAGGCGGGTTCGGCCACCATTGAAATTCCCATCGGTGTTCCCAAGGTTGACGGTAGCCCGCTGACGTACGCGGACCTATTCCCCGTTCGGACCGGCATTGCGATTCAGCGCGGGACCGAGCTTGTATGGGGCGGTCTGCTGTGGGCATACCGACTGAACCTGACGGCCCGGACGATTCAGCTAACGGCCTCGGGCTACCTCTCGTACTACGCCAAGCGACACACGGGAACCAACGGCGTCAAGTACAAGAACATTGAGCAGACGCAGATGATCAAGAATTTCATTACGTCTGCGGCCAACGCGATTGGCACCGACCTTTCGCAGATCACACCTACCAACATGGTGCGTACGCGCACTTGGAACCCCTACGAAATGAAGCCGCTAGCGGACGTGTTCACGGACCTAGCCGACGACATTACGTCTCTTGACGTGGCGTCCGGCACCTACGGCGGTGGGTTCTTCCTGTACTTCGAACCCTACTGGGTTACGCAGGGCACCAAGATTGGAAACCGCGCACGGAACACGGCGAACCGACACCCGTACAACTCGGGGCTTTCGCTACAGCAAGGCGTGAACTGTGAGTTCCCGGATATCTCCGTTGACGGTACGACCCTCGCAGCCGCAGCGTTCGCCATCGGTGCGACGGACGGCACGGCGTCAATGACCCCGTTCAAGTCGGACACGAACCCGGCCCTACTCGCTGAGATCCCGCAGGTAAACGTGATCCTGAACGAGACCAGCATTAAGCAAGCTACGTCGCTTCAGTACAAGGTTCGTAGCGCGCTGGCCTTTGGTTCGGCCCCGGTGATCCTGCCTACGGCCACCACGTACCCGAACCTGTTCTCTCCGCTTGAGCTATACCCCGGCATGTACGCGGGTGTGACCTCGGATGACGGGTTCCTAAACCTCGTGGCCGAGGAGTACGTCATTACCGAAACGTCGGTCTCGGTGGCCTCGGACGGTTCCGACCGGCTCTCGCTGACGCTCGTACAGAGTGACCTATTCAAGGAAACGGAGGATGCGTAATGGCACGCCCCGGAACCACGCAGCCTGATCTAGTCAGCGAACTACGCGACATGCGCACCCGACTTGAGGCCCTAGAGCGCAAGCCGATTCCGCAGACCACCTATGACCAGTACCCGTGTGTCGAGTGGGCCGCTACCCCGCGCGGTCCGGTTGAGGGTAACGAGTGGTCATCGGTGAGTGTGGCCAACGTGACCGGCCTACGGTATGACCGTGTTGAATCCAAGTTCCTCGCGTACGACGTTCGCGCCGGACGCTCAGAGGCCGAGGTTCGGCTAGCCGCATTCCGTCACTCGTACAACAGCTCTCTAAAGGAATGCATTACGGCGACTAGCACGGTTCGCCTAACCGGCAATCCCTCGGGAACGGTCGCTGTTGCTAAGTGGCGATGGATTCACGGTATCGAGTTCGGTTGGGATTACACCGACAGCGACGATGCCATTTACACCATTGAGCTACAGCACCGTAACCCGGACAACTGCCCCCGCCGCGAGGACCCACCTCGTCAGGTATTCGGCCCGTACAAGAACAGCAACCAGAACGCACCGAGCGGTTTCGATCAGCTCTTTTACAACAACGGCGCGAACCAGGGTGTATGGGTCTGGGGTAACCAGATGCGTTATGTAAACAACAACTGGCAGAACGACGGCACCCCCGCTAACTATGCGTGGAACGACCTACCCGGCAACTGGGATGGAAAGTACAACCTCTCTCAGATGCACTACTGCGTTGGTGTCCCCCAGGAACGCGCGCCAAATGCGTCTACGTCCGGTTGGTTCTGGATTGTTGGTGGCAATGCCAGCATCGTTCGCGCCCCCAACATCAATGAGCCCGTATTCACCGTATAGGAAGCCATGCTAAACAACATTCCCGCTGGCCTAGAGGTGGTCGTTCCCGTCCTCGCATTCGTGGCCGTTGCGCTCCAAAAGTGGAAGCGTGGACTTACTGACCAGTGGCGAGACGTGGCCGAGTCCTACAAGCTGCGCGCTGACCTACTGGCCGAACAGGTGGAGGAACTGACGACCGAGGTTAAGGCACTGCGCATCGAGAACGCAGAGCTACGGAAGCTACTCACGAACAAGGGCTTTGACCTAGGAACGTTCCTAGGTCGAAAGGACGGGGGCGACCATGCCAACGATGTTTGATCTACCGGCCTCGGTGCCTACCGTCACCCTGAATGGTAAGTACCTCGGTCCGGACGGCCGCCCGCTACGGGGTTGGGTGGAAATCCTCGCCCCTACCCCGCTCACGTTCCCCGGTGCGCAGGCATTCATTACCGGCCCTCTCGTGCTTCCGCTGGACGCCGAGGGCGGGTTTACCGTCACCCTTCCGGCGACGGACGTAGAGGGCCAGAACCCGACCGATTGGGTTTACTGGGTTACCGAAAAGCTACAGGGTATGCCGGACCGTCCGACGTACGCTATCAAGCTACCGCAGGCCCTTACCGATCCGTGGCTTGATCAGCTTGCGCCGAGTGACCCCGGTAAGCCGAATTACGTTCCCGTTGTGGGTTCGCAGATTTACACCGGCACCGAGGAACCGCCGTTTGGCCTCGGTACGAACGGTGACGTTTACCTACAGGTTTCCTCGGTCACGGCCGGTGGCATTACGTCCAAGACGCTCAGCGTGTGGCGTAACACAGACTGGACGTGGGCCAAGACCCTTGACGGCATCCGGGGTGCAGCGTTCTACGCGTCCACCTCGGCCGCACCGGGCTACGGTGTTGAGGGTGACCTACACGTTCGTACGGATACCGGCGCTGTCTCGCAGTTCCGTTCCGGCTCTTGGGCATCCATTGGCAGCATCAAGGGGGCCAAGGGTGACAAGGGCGACAAGGGCGACACCGGCGCGCAGGGTCCCCAGGGTATCCAGGGTGCGACCGGCGCGACCGGCCCCAAGGGTGACACCGGAGCAACCGGGCCCAAGGGCGACAAGGGCGACCCCGGAAACCCTGGCGCTCACTGGTTCTACGGCACGACGGCACCGGGAACGGTTGCGGGTGCGGTAGCCGGTGACCTGTTCCTGAACACCACGAACGGTGACCTTTACTCGTACAGCGGAACGGCTTGGTCCCTCGCTGCGAACGTCAAGGGTCCCAAGGGTGATCCGGGCGCAGGCTCGGTCAACTCGGTAAACGGTGACCTCGGGCCGGATGTAGTCCTAGACGCTGCGGACGTGAACGCACTTCCGGCAACCGGCTATGTGGCCGGTGGAAACCTGATCCTGAACAGCCCGACCGGTGACTACCGAGGGTTCTCGTTCACGACCGCCGACGAGAACCGTTGGGTGTTTCAGGTTGACAACGTGACCGAGGCGGGCGGGGATGTTGGCTCGAACTTTGAGCTAGCGAATTGGGCCGATGACGGAACGTGGAAGTCTGCCGTTCTGTACGGAAACCGCGCGACCGGAAACCTCGGTATCGGCACGAACGCTCTTACGGCCGGTGCCAAGCTCACGGTTGCGGGTGCGGCTGCGCTCAAGAACCTAGCCGCTGATCCGGCTACGGCTGCGGGCGGGTCGTTCATCTACGCCAAGAACGGTGTTGCCTACGTCAAGAACGCAGACGGCACCGTGATTCAGATTGGCGCGGGTGGCGGGACCGGCACGGTTCAGAGCGTCAACAGTAAGACCCCGGACGCTAACGGCGCGGTGACCCTCGTTGCCTCGGACGTTGGGGCACTTGCCACCACGGCCCGCAACGCGGCTAACGGTGTGGCTCCGCTGGACGCATCCTCGGATGTACCAATGGCCAACCTACCGCCCGCAATCGGCCGGAACATGTGGACCCCGCAGGCTGTAGGTTTCAAGGCTTGGACCCATGACCCCAACATGGTTGCTAACCCAACGACCCTCAAGGCTGCGACGATTCAGCGGCTATACCTCGCTGCGGTGAACATCACCGAGTCAACCTCGGTGACAAACGTCATCGTGCATTCGCGCGGTTGGGCCGGTTCCGCAACGGTTCCCGCCGCTCGGTTCATGGCCGGTATCTACACGCAGGCCGGTAGCCGAGTGGCTTGGACGGGTAGCACCGCGCTTAGCAACGTCGGGGCCGCTGGACAGATCAGCGGTTCCCCCGCTGGACAGCGAGACAACCACGTTGGTGCCGTTGCGTTCCCGCTGACGGCTTCTTACACGATGGCCCCCGGTGTCTACTACCTCGCGTTCCTCATGACCGCAGGTAGCGCTACGGATTTCTACTACTTCCACGTCCAGAACGAGGCACCGTCTAACCCCGGAAACTTCTTTTGGGGTTCGGCCGTAGTTCGAAACCTGTACTTCAGTACGCAGACGACGCTACCGACCACGGTAACCGTGGCTAACGGCCTCGTTGACCATGACCCAATGATCATGGCCCTTGTTTAGACCTAGGAACGTTCCTAGGTCACATGGCCCCGTCTCGGCATGTCCGGGCGGGGCCCTCGTATGGAAGGGATCAAATTGTCTGTAATCGCAAAGCTGATCGAGATTGCCAAGGGTGAGGTTGGCTATCACGAGGGCAAGACCGGTTCCCGATGGAACAACAAGCAGAAGTATTCGCCCGAGGTCCCCGGCCTTGAGTGGTCCAACTATCAGGCATGGTGCCAGACGTTCCAGTCGTGGCTATTCCGTAAGGCCGGTATTGCTCACCTCGCACCGGTTACGGCTTCCTGCCACACGGCCGTGAATTGGTTCAAGCAGCGCGGCCGATTCTCTTGGTACCCGGCCATTGGCGCGCAGGTCTTTTACGGCAACGGCGGTGGCTCTCACGTCGGTCTAGTGGTTGCCTATGACGGCGACTACGTATGGACCGTAGAGGGCAACACGAACAACAACGGTTCCGCCGAGGGTGACGGGGTGTACGAGCGTAAGCGCTTCCGCCGTGACTCGTACCTATACGGCTACGGCTACCCGGCATACGAGGGCGGTTCGGTATCCGCTGACCCCGAGGCCGCGCGCTACGGCTACCGAGTCAAGAACGCGGCATCCGTCGCTGACGTGTCCCCCAAGGCACCGGCCAAGAAGTATGCGCCGTATCCCGGTGCAGCATGGTTCAAGAAGAACCCCAAGCACGCCCTCGTAACGGCCATGGGCAAGCGTCTAGTTGCCGAGGGTTGCTCGGCCTACGAGGACGGCCCCGGCCCACAGTGGACCGAGGCTGACCGCAAGTCCTACGCCAAGTGGCAGCGCAAGCTAGGTTACTCGGGTGCGGACGCTGACGGTTGGCCCGGTAAGACCTCGTGGGACAAGCTCAAGGTTCCCGCGTAACTCTGCGTAGATCAGTCGGCATTCCCAAAACGGACATACGTGCACGTAGGGAATGCCGGCTGAAACCGCGGAATTCACTCTCAGTAATACCGGAAGGATGCACCCCGCATGACCTTTGTACGTGATCACGCAACGCGGCTCTACGCGGTCGCTGTGGCCCTCGTGGCGCTTGTCGCGCACTTTGTCCCGGCCCTACCGTCCGAGCTTGTTCTAGCCCTCGCTGCGGCCGTTCTAGGTGTGGGTGAGGCGGTACAGCGCACCGAGAACCGAAAGACCGTAGAGGCAGTCACGGCCTATGTCGGCAAGCACCGCCGAAAGGCTTAACTAACTCAATCCCGGTAGCGCATGAGAGACGTTGCGCTGATCGGTCAGGCTCGGTCCGGGAAAGACACAGTCGGTTCCCGGCTAGTCGAGAGGTACGGCTATACCCGTCTGGCGTTCGCAGACCCGCTAAAGGAAATGGCCATAGACATAAACCCCTATGTGCCGACCGTGCCCGGTGTCTGCGTTCGCCTAGCCTCCCTCATCGCTGATGTGGGTTGGGAGTACGCGAAAGAGCACTACCCCGAGGTTCGCCGGATTCTCCAGCACACCGGCCAGACCGTACGGGACCGTGACCCGGACTACTGGGTTCGCGTCCTCGTGCGCCGGATGCTGGACACCCCCGGCCCTATCGTCGTCACTGACGTGCGGTACCCGAACGAACTAGAGACGCTGCGGAACTACGGTTTCCGTACCGTCCGGATCATTCGCCCGAGCCTCGGTGACCCGGACCTACACGAGAGCGAGAACGCGCTAGAACACTACGACTGTGGGGTAACCGTGATGAACCACGGAACCCTAGACGACCTGCGCGCACACGCTGACACACTCCCCCACTGACATTGGGCCCTCATGGTGATTACTCACCGTGGGGGCCCTTTTTGCGTTCTGTTACACTGTGTGTATGGGCATGGCAAAAGATCAAATCTGCGTCGAGTGCAACAAGCCCGGATCGCTGCGGACACACCCCGAATGCAAGCGCACGCGGGAAGCACGACTAGAGCGGGACCGGCGACGACGACAGCGGGAAGAGACCGGCGTCACGTCGTCCGAGATGACCCGCAACTATCACGCCAAGCGGCTTGGCCTGCGTACGGAAACCCTCGTTCACCTCATGGGGCAACCGTGCGACGTGTGCCAATCGGACGCACCCGAGACCCGGAAGAACAACAGCGCGTATGCACGCAAGGACACCGGCGCTGTAACAGGCACCATCTGTCAGAAGTGCGCTACGGCCCTCGGGTTCTTCCAACACGACCCCGAGCGACTGCGGGCGGCACTAGACCTACTGACAGCGGACACAGACCTACGCGATAGGACATAGGAACGTTCCTAGGATCAGGTGTTGACACGGCCCCCTCGGACTGTGCTACTGTCTTCCACGTGAGGCCGACAGGGGGTCGGCCCCAACAAACCGAGAGGCACCGGGAAAATGACCACTTCCACTGAGATCAAGTTCGTCACCGTCGGCAAGGGCGGCACGGTTCACGGCACCACCGACGGTGAGACCACCCTCTGTGGCAAGACCGTGGCCAAGCCGGTCAACACGCCCGGTGCCGCCCTCGGATGCCGAGCCTGCACCAAGGCCGCCGAGAACCTGAACACCACCAACAACGAGGAGACCGAGACCGTGACCGAGACCGCCGCCACCCCGACGCAGGACGAGACCGACGCGCAGGTCAAGGCCGATGTTGAGAACATCATCGGTTCGCTGTCCACGCTGACCAAGGACGACGGCGAGAAGATCAAGGCTCTTGAGGAGCAGGCCGAGGCCGAGCTTTTGAAGACCACGGCCAACAAGCGGGCCGGTCTCCGGATGCAGCTCAAGAACTCGGTTGCCGAGGCCAAGGACCGGAAGCCCGGCGCTCAGATCGTCCTCAAGGCCGAGACCAAGGACGTTGCCGAGATCCCCGGTTACAACGAGATCGTGGACAACGCGTCCAACATCGTGGCCGAGGGCATCAAGTCGCAGGTCAACGCTCACGAGACCGCACGCAAGGTGGCCGAGGCGATCCTTGACGGCCGACTGCGGGTGATCAACAAGCAGGGCAAGCCGGACCTCAAGGGCGACCGCAAGCAGTCCAAGGACCTTGCCAAGAACATTTACGAGGCCGCCGCCAAGAAGCTGCACGCGGAGAAGTGGGGAGCCGACGCGCAGGCCGATTACGAGACGCTGGAAAAGCAGCTCAAGGACAAGGTCCAGTACCAGATGACCGCCGTGATGCCCGCGTTCATCTACTCGCTTGACAACTCCCCCGAACAGTTCGCCGAGCTGTTCCCGGCCGAGGCCGCCGCACTGGCCGAGGTCAAGGACGAGGACCCGGACAACGAGACCAAGCCGTCTGACCTCGTGTTCGCGCTGTACGGGGTGAACCGCAAGTCCAAGGCCGAACTTGCGGCCGAGCGTCGGGCGAACAAGGCGATCACCTCGGGTAAGACCGAGGGCGAGGGCGAGGGTTCCGGCGAGGGTGGCGAGGGAGAGGGCGAGGGCGAGGGCAACGGCGACAGCGCCACGACCAAGACCCCCGCGCAGAAGCTCGCTGACGCTCTCGACAAGGACGCCAAGGCCCTTGCCAAGATCAAGGTTGACGAACTGACGGACGCCGAGGCCGAGGCACTGCGCGAAAAGCTGATGGCGTTCACGGCCACGCTTCAGAACGTCGGAATGGCGCTCATGGGCCGGAAGGCTGCAAACCCGGCCCCCGCCGAGGACGACGAGAGCGACAGCGAGTAAGACCGGCACCACCGAGGGGCCTCGTTCGGACACACCGGGCGGGGCCCCTCCCCCTAGTTCCTAGGAACGTTCCTAGGGCACACAGTGTGACGACACGTACGCGGAGAGTAGGAACCATGTCGAGTAGCTGGAACAGCGTTTTCAACCCCGAGGGTCTGCGCCGAGTGTGGGAGAGCGAGAAACACCCCACCATCGCAAACATGATCCTGAACACCGACACAGACGGCACACCAGACCACAACGTCACCCCCGAGGGTTACCAGCGGATCAGCGACGAACTGAACAACCTTGCAGACCTCATGGTCACGCGAGACGACGAACTGACGCAGGGTCTCGCCTACTCGGCTTGGTTCACGCTGGCCACGCTCGTACAGCAGATCACCGAGTCTCGCGCCATGCTGGCCAGCGAGGAAGGCAAGAACGCTCCCGGTGCCATCCGGCGGAGCCTCACCAATGCGACGGCCGAGCAAGAGCGCCAGTACGCGCGATACGTGCGCTTGTTCGCCAGGCTCCCCGAGGCCATGCGCCCGGACATGCGGGACCGACGCTTGATCCTCCCCGAGGTGGACGCATGACCAGCGAGGGACCCGAGATCATCGGGGCAGAGATCAACCGGCTTGACGCCGAGCTAGCCCGCAATGGGGACCGCATGGGGAAGAACCGGCGACGGGAGATCAATACGCGGCGGGAAGCCCTTGTGTGGGCCCTACACGCCGCGCTGACCGGCGACCGGACCAAGACACCGGGGGACGAGGTAGAGGCGTTCCTAGGGGCCCTCAAGGCCCGTGACGGGGGTACGGAGTGATTGTCTGCGACGGGGACCGCAGCCGCATGGATGGACAGTGCGACGAACCGGCCCGGTGGCTGTTGTTCCGGGGGAACCTCTCCCCCTCGGGTGCAGCCTGTACGCCTCACCTCGGTGTGGTCACGTCAGACGCCATGCGGACGTACGGCGTTGACCGGCTTGAGGTACACATGAACGTCTGACAGCGCAGGACCCCCGGCCCCGGCCCTCCCTCACAGCGGGAAGGTTCGGGGCCTCTCTCATGTCCTAGTGTCGAGTGTCGATTTTGAGAGTCACATTAGGTCCCTCTATAGAACTCTAAGGGCCGACCCAAACCGGGGTTCAAAACCTGCACTCGACACACGCTTAACCCGCTCACTCTCTGGATTTCACAGAAAGCAAACCAGAGAGGGGCCCGAGTGCCAGCAAAGGTAAGCACAATCCAGCGGGGCGGTTCCCGTTTCTACGTGAACCAGGAAACCAAGGAATCCGTCCCCGGCGTGACCTCGGTTATCGGAATGCTGCCTAAGCCGTTCCTCGTTCAGTGGGCGGCCAAGATGGCTGCGGAAGCTGCGGTAGACAACCTCTCCGCTGTCACGGCCATTGCCGAGACGGACCGAGAGGGGGCCATCGGCTTTATCAAGGGTGCCCATTGGCGGTACACCAAGAGCCGGGCAAGCATCGGTTCCGAGGCACACGACATGTTCGAGCGCATGATTCGCGGTGAGTACGTCAGTACCCGCTACATGCCGGATGCCATGCGCCCGTATCACTCCCATTTCTCGGAATTCCTAGACCGCGTTCAGCCGGAACTCATCCGGGCCGAGGACGTGGCATGGTCGGATGAGCACAAGTACGCCGGTTCTTTCGATGCCCTCTTGCGCATCAAGGACGAGGACGGAACCCCGGCCACGGTCATTGCCGACTGGAAGACCAGCAAGAGCACGTACCCCGAGGTAGCGCTACAGATGGCCGCTTACGGGTTCGCTGACTGGCTGATTGACCCCGAGGGCAACGCCGAACCCATGCCGCCGATTGACGCTGCGGCGGTACTGCACATCACCGAGGATCAGTGGGCATTCAAGCCCGTTCGCTTTGACGCCGAGGTCTACTCGTACTTCCTGCGTCTGCGCGAAACCTTCGATTGGGACCGCGAGGTTTCCAAGACTGTCATCGGTAAGCCGTTCGCCAAGGGCGGCACTAAGCGACTCATCACCGGCACCGAGCGGAGGGCTTAACCATGGCGCGCAAGACGATCAAGAATGACGGCGAATACATGATGGCCGTTATCTCGCTGGCACTGCTTTTGCAGGGTCACCCGAACGCAACCAGCATCCGGGATCACATCCTGTCCATTACCGAGTACGTGGGCAAGGTGGCCGAGGCGGAGGGTAAGGCCAAGGTTCTTGGCTCGCTGTAGGGAATGCGGCCGAAACACCGGCCACAAACTCGACTGCGGACAGCGAAAGCGCGCTTAACCCACTCAATCTCTGAAAGTCAGAGAGGGGAAAGGGGCCGCACGGCCGGACGGTACATAGGAACGTTCCTAGGTCTTCCCGATCGTGCGGCCCTCCCTCTCGTCAAAGGACATTCAGAACGAGAGGTAAAACGCGTGGCGCTTCGCATCTTCGAGACCGACCCCGGAGCCAAGCCCAAGGTTCGTGAGAACGACACCGTAGGCCGGTTCCGTACCGGTCGTCAGGTGGGCAACCGGCCCGAGTCGCTTTCCACTTTCCGCATTACGACCGGTGACCCCGAGGTAGCCGACGCCGTTTCCAAGCTGTTCGGCGGTACTCCGGCCGAGTGGGAGACCAGCGGCGAGGACTTCAACGAGGTCATTACCGAGACCGACAAGGTACTTGTCGTGATCGACGGCCCGTCGGCCCTCAAGGTTGACATGCGGCTGTACGGCCGAGCCGGTCTCATTCACCACTGTGACGGTGTTGAGTCTCTGCTTGACGAGGACAAGGGTAAGCCGTGCGGTTGCCCGGCCCTCATGGAAGACCGTAAGGCTTTCGCCAAGAGCGGCCGTGGTCCGTCCCCGTACACGTTCCTGACGTTCCGTCTGGCCGACGACTACGGGCTTGGCAAGTTCCGTTTCCAGTCCACCTCTTGGAAGCTGGCCGAGGTGGTGGACCAGTACGAGGCCGCGCTTGCATCCGTCAAGGGTGAGGCTCTGGCCGAACTGTCGCTTGAGCTTGTGGAGTACACCACCAAGAGCGGCCGTGACGTGTCCTACCGCAAGCCTGCGCTCAAGGTCATCAAGCCTTGGTCCGAGGCTGTGGCGGACGACGCAGATACCGACTACTGATCAGGAGAGATCATGGCGTTCTACCTCGTTACCGATGGCAAGCGCAACGCGTACGGAGAGGCTGACTCGTTCGTCGTCCGTGCGGGCGGTCGTCGTCAGGCTGTTTCCCTGGCCCCTCTCGCTGACCCCAAGGGGGCCGAGGTGACCAAGCTGGAAGACGGCCGAGACGTGCCGAACGGCGTGGTTCTGTCCTCGCTGGTGGATGACACCGAGCCGACCCCGGCCACGGACTACGACTCTGAGCTTGTCGAGTCCGAGGACACCGAGGGTGACGACCCGTACGCCGGTTACTCGTTCTGACGCGTAACCCCTCATGAGGGCCCCGTGCCATAGCTAACCGCTGTGGTGCGGGGCCCTTTTTGGTTTTCGATATAGGAACGTTCCTAGGAGGTGGAATGGACCGGAGCATTACGCGCGACAGTGCGCCCGCCCTCGGTGACGTACGACAGATGAGCCACGGTGACCGGCTGCATTTGCTCAAGGGTGCGGAACTGCGCCCGGACTGGCCCCGATACCTAGACGCTATTGCCGCCGCTGTGTCGCGCGGAACTAACGTGGGGTGGATCTAGTGAAGACGTGCCGACTATGCGCGCGGGTAAAGCCCGCTGCTGACTTCCTCGCCGGTAAGGCTAAGCGTCCGTCCTCGGCATGTTCCGCGTGCCGTAAGCGCCGGGCCGCTGAACACCGACGCCGGTATTACGCAAGCCTCGGAACCGACAAGCGACACACGCTCACGCAAAAGCGCCGGGCCGAGGAATACGGAGTAGAGCACAAGCCGTATAGCCGACTGGAAATCCTCATTCGATGGAAGAACCGTTGTGCCTACTGCGGTGCCCTCGCTGAACACCTAGACCATGTGGTTCCGCTGTCCAAGGGCGGGACGGACACCGAGAACAACATGGTTCCGGCCTGTGCGGGATGCAACCTTTCCAAGGGTGCCAAGACCCTAGCCGAGTGGGCCGAGACGTTCGGGCCCGAGCCTCCCCCGTTCTGACCTGCGGATTGTGACGCTCCGTAAATGCCGGCTTCTACGGAGCGTCACCACTTAACCCACTCAATCCATGGTCAGAGAAGGGAGAAACCTTGGAATTCTCACAGATACTCAATCGCTTCACTGACGTAGACGAACACAGCGACGGGGGGTATATCGCTCGGTGCCCGGCTCACGATGACTCGCGGCCCTCGCTGCGGATTTGGCGCGGGGATGACAACAAGGTCCGGCTTACATGCCGTGCCGGTTGTGACTCGGCCGAGGTAATCGGCGCTGTCGGTCTCACGTGGTCCGCAATGTTCAACGTCACCGGAGAGGGCAACACCGTTCCCAAGGAACCCCCGGCCATTGTCGGCCCCGGTCCGATTGCTGGCCTGCGTGTGTTCCTTAACGCGCTGACGCTTTACCCGGAAACCGTGGCCTACGCCCGAGACCGGTTCGGCCTTGACGAGGCTGCGCTTGTAGACCTCGGGATCAAGGGCTTTCACCCCGAGTACGACCCTTCCGGGTTCATGGCCGTGACGCGTGCGTTTGCCGAATACCCGCGCATGGTGGTTCCGCTGTGTGGGTTCGATGGTGTCGCCCGTGGTGTGCAGGGTCGGGACTTGTCCGGGAAGTGCCCCGGTCGGTGGGTCGGTCTCAAGAACCCGGAAGGCCACCGATGGGCCCTCTACGGGGTGTTCAGGGGGTCGGGCGGGTACGGGGCCACCATCGTTACCGAGGGGCCCTCAGACGCGCTCACAGCCGTTGCCCTCGGCTATGACGTGGTGTTCGTACGCGGGGCCTCCCTCGCTGGTAACCCGGACCTTGTGGCCGAGCTAGCCGAGGGACTGCGCGGAACCCAAGTCATTGTTGCCGGTGACAACGACAATGCGGGGAACACGTTCACCGAACGTCTCTCGCGCGGTCTGTCCGAGTACGGCATTGAGGTTTACGCGCTGTCGATTCCCCGCAAGGGCGACGACCTGAACGCATGGCGACTGCGGGACCCCGAGGGATTCCCCGCAGCGTTTCACCGTGCGGTTTCCTCGGCCAAGGTTGCGCGACTTGCAGCCGAGGTCAAGGCATCCGCAGAGATTACCGTTCGGACCGGTGCTGACAGCGTGTCCGCCGACGAGGGCAACGAGGCCGCCCGCATCATCGCTGGCCTACTCACCCGTTTTGGCGAGAGCGACGCAATGAACGCACATGCCTTGGTCGCGTGGACTAACGGCCGGATCAAGTACGCGCCCGGCCTCGGGTTCTACGTGTGGGACGGACGCGTTTGGATTCAGTCGGACCTCATGGTTCGGCAAGAGATTCACCGCATGGGGGCCGCTCTCGTCCTCGCTGGTGCCCTCAAGGAATCCAAGGGCTTCACGATGACGACCCGCATCAATGACCTGATTACGGAACTCAAGTCTGTGCCGAACGTGCACACGGACGCTGACGCATTCGACGCACGGCCGGACCTGTTGAGCTTCCGTAACGGTGTCGTTGACCTGCGTACGGGTGCCCTGCGTCCACACGATCCGGCGGACATGCTGACTACGGTCTTGCCCGCTGACTACGACCCGGACGCTAAGTGCCCTCGGTGGGAAACCTTCCTCGGGGAAATCATGCCGGGGATGCCGGACATGGTGGATTACCTACAGCGGGTCACCGGCTACGGAATCACCGGCCACACTTCCGAACAGTGCTTTGTCGTCATGTGGGGAAAGGGGGCCAACGGCAAGAGCGTCTTTAGCGAGACGCTTTCAAGCGTGTTCTCGGCTATCACGACGACTACACCCTTTGCGACGTTCGAGAGCAAGGGCGGTAGCGGCGGGATTCCGAATGACATTGCAGCCCTACGCGGGGCCCGTCTCGTCATGGCGTCCGAGGGCGAGAGCGGAAAGCGAATGTCCGAGGCCGTGATTAAGCGGCTGTCGGGTAAGGACCGGGTTACCGCCCGATTCCTGAACAAGGAATTCTTTACCTATCAGCCAACGTTCTTGATCCTCTTGGCCACGAACCACAAGCCCGAGTTTACGTCTCAGGACGAGGGACTTTGGCGACGCGTCAAGTTGGTTCCGTTCCGTCGCTACTTTGCGCCGCATGAGCGGGACTACGACCTTGACCGCAAGCTACTTGCCGAGGCACCGGGGATCATCGCTTGGGCCGTACGTGGCGCAATCGAATGGTACGCCCGAGGGCTACAGGACCCGGACGTAGTGCGCAACGCAACCAAGGAATACCGAGAGACCTCGGACCGCTTGGCGGGGTTCTACCCGGACACCCTCAAGCCTACCGGGGACCTCTCCCGGCTGGACGGGACGGACGCCTACAACGCATACCGTGATTGGTGTGAGGCGGAAGGGTTGCAGTCCCGAGAGGTCTGGTCACGAACCATGTTCTATCGGGCTATGGAGGAACGCGGGATTCAGCGTGTCCGCACGAGTAGGGGTCAAGCCCTGATCGGCGTCACGCTGGAAACGGCAACGCCTACCGGTCCCGGTATTTTCGACAAGTAGAGGGGTTGGACCTAGGAACGTTCCTAGGTCCAACCCTTTGTTGGGAGGACCCTTGCGCACCTACTACCACGGTATTGCCGGGGACCGGGTAACCGTCAACGTTCCCGAGACCGAGACTGATCTAGAGGAATTCAAGCGGTGGGCCCGACGCGCGGCCAAGGTCGGCCCCCTTGCGCTGGACACCGAAACGACCGGCCTTGATATCTACTCCGATTCATTCGGCCTGCGGACGGTTCAGTTTGGTGACGCACTGACAGCGTGGGTCATCCATTGGGAACGCGCCGGATGGTTTCGTGAGGCAGTGCTTTGGGTCCTGCGAAAGCTACGCCCGCGCTTCCTCATTCACAACGCGCCGTATGACTGGCTAGTCCTCAATCAGCGGGCCGGGGTTCCCTTGGAAGACCTCGCGCCGCTGACTCGGGATACGTCCATCATGGCCACGCTCATTGACCCGCGCGCCGAGCATGAGGGCGGCATGGGTCGGGCACTCAAGCCGCTTTCTGCCAAGCTGATTGACCCGGATGCGCCGGACACGCAAGGCGACTTGACCGCCGTTTTCCGTTCCCTCGGCCTGACCAAGGCAACGGGGTGGGCCAGTATCCCGCTGGATCACCCGACCTACAACCTGTACGCCGGTCTTGACGTAATCCTCACTGCGCGTCTGTACCCGATCCTTGCCGAGATTCACGACCGGCTAGACATTCGCCGGATGCTGGTGGACTACGAGCACGAGATAGCCCGTATCTGCGCGACCATGCAACGGACCGGCCTCGTTCTCGATAAGGAATACACGCGCAAGCTAGATGAGCGCTTGGCCGAGGAAGCCGAGAGGTTCGCGGGAATCGCCCGGCAATACGGTGTCGAGAACGTCAACAGTACAAAGCAAGTGGCCGAGGCTCTCGTGTGGATGGGCGAAACTCAGATTCTCGCCAATACCACCAAGAGCGGTGCGACCAAGGTAGACAAGACCGTTCTACTCGGACTTGCCGACCTTGACTTGCACACGTGGGAACGGCTCGGGGTACGTGACCCGAATCCCCTTGCTGACGCTGTGGTCCGTAGCAAGCGTGCGGCCAAGTGGCGGAGTGCGTACGTAGAGACGTTCCTTGACACAGCGGACGCGTCCGGCCGAGTGCACCCGATGATTCAGACGCTAGCTGCACGCACGGGCCGCATGTCGATTACCCGGCCCGCTCTGCAAACGCTACCGTCCTCGGAACAGATGATCCGTCGTGCGCTGTTGGCCGAGCCGGATCATGTCATGGTGTCGTGCGACTTTGACGCCGTTGAAATGCGCGTCTTGGCCGCCCTCGCTGACGTGAAGCGCATGAAAGAAGCCATTGCCGAGGGCCACGACCTACACGACTTTACGGCGAGTCTGGTCTACGGGCCCAACTTCACCAAGCATCACCGCAAGATTTGCAAGGGTGTCGGGTTCGGCAAGGTGTACGGCGGTGGTCCGGACACGATTAGTCGTCAAACCGGTGCGGCCGTTGCTGACGTCAAGCGGGCCATTGCCACCTATGACCGGGTGTACCCCGAGATCAAGCGGTTTAGCTCACGTCATCAGCGGATCGCCCGTGAGAACGGCATGGTGACGGTGACCCTTACCGGTCGTCGTCTCCCGCTGGACCGTGACCGAGCGTACGCGGTGGTGAACTATCAGGTACAAAGTGCCGCGCGTGACGTACTCGGACAAGCCCTGATCAACATGGACGAGTCGGGGCTACTCCCCTACCTCCGCTTGCCGATTCATGACGAGGTTTTGGCGAGTGTACCCCGCTCGCAGGCTGACGAGATGGCGCGCGAGATCGAGCGTTGCATGTCTATGACTCTCGGTGGAGTAGCCATCACTGCGGGTGCCGATACCAAGGGCCTGCGTTCTTGGGGCTCTCTGTACGGGGCCGACTACTGATCGTTCCGAAGGATGAGACCTAGGAACGTTCCTAGGTTCAAGCCAAACTTTTTTTCGACGAGAGGACGGAACAGACATAGCCGACATGATCTTGTGAACGCAAAATTCCGGTACCCCCGTATCTGTGTAACCGCAGGTACGGGGGCCCTCTCATTTTCAGATCCACGGCTGATAGGTCGTCAGCCCTTGGTTCCCTCGCTGGCATATGCCTTGCGCACGTCTGACCAGCGACGTTAGATCACTGGCACACCAGCGAGACCAGCGCGCGGCCCCGTCTGGAAACACACCCCGGACGGGTTCCGTGTGCCCCCTCATGCCCTCATCACACATGTGATGCAGGTCACGCCGCGCCATCCCTCCGGGACTTAACCCACTCACTCACTGACCAGTGAGCGACGGAAAACCGGAGGAAAACAGATGGACACCATCACGCTTGACACGATCCGTGCGGCGCAGGGCAACGACCTTGAGGCAGTGACCGAGGTCATCAAGGCCACGGAATCCCGCATCCGGGGTATCGCTGGCAAGCTCGGGGCCTCCCATGACCAGCGGGAAGAGTTCGAACAGGTCGGCCGCGTGGCAGTGTGGGAAGCTCTCGGCCGGTTCACCGGGGACAGTGTGGATAGCTTCTTTGCGTTCATGACCCGGACCGCCGAAACCACCATGCGGGATGCGGTCCGCACCGAGAAGAACCAGGGAGCGACCGGCGCTGATCACACGGCGCTTTGGACGTTCGCCGCGTGTGTGCGAGAGGCCAACGGGGACCTTGACGTAGCCGAACAGCTCTCACAGACGCTCCCGCCCAAGGGCCGCCGACTCTCCGCCGAGCGTGCGCACGCGGCCCGCATGGCGTACGAGGGGCCCGTTTCGCTGGACATGCCGAACGGGGACGAGGGGGCCACCCTCGCTGACGTTCTTGAGTCTGACTACGGGGTTCCCGATGACCTCGTTGAAGCCTCGGACCTCGCCCGTTCGCAGCGTGACCGGAAGATCAAGACCGTTCGCGCGGTGCTGGATAGCATGGGTGCCAAGGGTTCTCACATCCTCAAGGCCACGTACGGGATTGACCCGGTGCCGTGCCTCGGGACGGGTGCCGACGCTGACCGAGAACTTGCCGAGACCTTGGGCACCAAGCCGGGCACCGTCAAGGTTCTGCGGAATCAGGCTCACAAGAGCTTTGAGAACCGCTACCGCAAGGTCACTGGTCTGACCGCGTGAAGACATGCCGGAAGTGTGGGCGACGGCTTCCGGCAGAGATGTTCTGGAAGCGTGACGCGTCGCCCGATGGTTTGCAGTACCGGTGTAGGGAATGTATGCGGCCCGGCTACGAGGCTAGGGCCGCAGCATCTCACCGGGCACAGAGGGCACAGACGGCCCGTGAGTGGCGCGAACGGAACCCCGAGAGGGTTAGGGCCTACCGGTCCGCGAACGCCGCTCAGAGAGCCACACAAGCCCGCGCGGCACGGTACCGGCGACGGGTGGCCAAGTGGCTTGCCGAAACCGAGACCGTTGTCAGCCTTTGGGCCGAGGTCAACGAGGCACCCCGGCCCGATCCAATCGACCCCCGAGCGTTGGTCATCCGTTGGGATGAGACCGGCGTAACCAATACATGCGCCCGAGGCTGTGGCCGAGGTTGGCGAGAGATCATCCACGCTGTCCCCCTGTATGCGGGTGGCTTGCATGACGTGTCCAACCTCGTTCCGGTCTGTGGTCGCTGCGAGAGGACCGAGTGAATACCTACTCCACATACGAGGGCGGGACCCTGCACGTTCACCGCAAGGGACCCCGAATTGATTTCGAGTTGCGCAACCCCAAGGGCGAGACCACGGCCACCGTGGAAATGTCCGAGGACGACGCATGGGCCCTACTGCAAGAGCTTGGCGAGGAACTGAACGCATGAACGGCCGCAAGCACATTCCCGGCCTTGACGGATACGACAACGGCGAACACCCCACGTTGTCCGTGTGGGATGAGTGGGACCGCGAGGACACCGCCGACGCTATGGCCGATCTGTACGACGAGGACGAAACGGCCTAGGCCAAATCATCCGTCCGGCGTACAACCCCCTTTGACCTAGGAACGTTCCTAGGTCTCACCCGAGGAGAGTTCATGAGGGTTTCTATTCTCGCGTCCACAGTCATTGCCGACCACGTACCCGAGGCCGCTTACGACTACGACGTTTGGGGGCCGGACCCGGCTTTCCACTACAAGGCCATTACGGACTCTGACGCTGACGCGCTGGCCGAGTTCTCGGGCCGACTGTGCTACAAGAGCTTTGACCGGCCGAACCCCAACACCGCGCGTAACCGGGACTACTTGGCGAACATCATTCGGCAAGGGCATTTCTCGGTTCTCGAACACGCCTCGGCCTCGTTCCTCGTTCAGGGTGTGAGCCGTGCCCTACTCGCTGAACTGACCCGGCACCGTCACCTCTCGTTCTCGGTGGTCTCACAGCGCTACGTCTCGTACACCGACACAACCCCGGTGATTCCCCCGGCCGTTGTAAGGGGGAGCGTAGAGGAAGCGATCATTCGGGACGCGTACGCCATGGCCGTAGCCGACTACGAGAACTTGGCACAGCGGCTAGAGGCACAGGGGCTCAAGCGCAAGCAAGCACGAGAGGCCGCGCGCTGTGTCCTCCCCAACGCTGCGCCCGTAGACATGGTGGTTACGGGCAACTTCCGCGCGTGGCGTGACGTACTCGGTAAGCGCTGGCACGTGGCCGCAGACGCCGAGATACGAGAGTTCGCAGGCAAGACCCTTGAGCATCTGCGCACGCTTGCACCCAACAGCTTCCAAGACATTCCGGCCGAGCCGTACGGCGCTTAACCCACTCAATAGGGGAAGACATGAGAACGAAAATCGCCCTTTCCGCTCTGGCCGCTACCGCCCTCGCGCTCACCGGTTGCAACGTCGGTGGGGAAGATGACACCGACTGCGACACGATCGTCACTAGCGCGGTAAGCGTTCCCGCTCCCCGACCGGCACCGGCCCCGAGGGCACCGAGCATGACCAAGCCGACCGCCCCCAAGCCAAGTACCCCGAGGGCACCGAGCAAGCCGGGCACCACACCGAGCGGCCCGCACGTCCACACGCTGTGCCACGGAAAGGACGAGGACTGATGGCGTTCTACGAGTTCAACCAGAACAACAGCGGTGGCGGTTTCGACTACGACGAGTCGGCCGGTATCACGCATGTCGTGATCATTGAGGCACACAGCGCGGACGAGGCCAACAACCGGGCCGAGGAAATCGGCCTTTACTTCGATGGGGAGGGCGATTGCCCTTGCTGCGGTGACCGTTGGTACTCCGCTTACGGCTCGGGCGATCCGGTGCCGAGCGTCTACGGAACTCCGCTCACGGAGTACAAGCCCGCGTATCGCTGGATACAGAGCGGCTACGAGGTATTCACGCACTACGCGGACGGCCGAGTGATCGGCACGCACGGACCGGAGGTTTCCAAGTGACCATCTACTACTCGCCGGAATCGTTCGGCGGCCGGATCATCGGGGACGTTGACACCATCGGCGGGTATGAATTCAACATGCTTGCCGTGTTCCAGCGCGACGAGGACGGGGCCCTTTTCTACGACACCGACTCGGGCTGTTCGTGCGTGACCCCGTTCGATGACAGCACGTGGGACAACATGCACCGTATTCGTACCGGCGCATGGTTCGCGGGCCAGGCTCGTAAGTGGCTGCGGGAAACGTACGGGGCCGACGCTGACGACCGGGACGCGATAGAAAAGCTGATCGTCAAGGTTCGTCAGATTCTCCGGGAGGCCAAGTGAGCTACGGCGTTGTCCTGTTCGGGGCCGAGTGGTGCCGACCCTGTAAGGCCGTACGGCCCCTTGTCGTGGCCTCGTGCGCGGTCGCTGATATCGCGTTTGACTACGTGGACGTAGAGACCTACGACAGCCGCGCAAACGACGTTACGGCGGTTCCCACGCTGCGTGCCTACGACGAGGACGGGAACGTAGTTGCCGAGCACCGAGGCGGAATGACCGCCAAGCAGGTTGACGAATTCATCGGGAGTCTTCCCGCGTGAACGCGTGGAATGCGCCGGAAGTCAAGAAACTACTCGGGTTCTTCGCGCGACGTGACTTCCATGCCGCTAGAACGCGCGCCGACCAGTGGCGACATGCACAGTTTCTCTACGAGGTTACCGGGGAATTTATTGCCCTCCCCGAGCCCGAGCTAGACGACGAACGCCAAGTTGCGGACCTAGTTTGGCTTGCCCACGAATGCGATTCGGACTATACGCGTAGGTACATCCGAAAGCGCCAGAAAGAATTGGGGGTCTCCATCCTTGCGCCCGTCATGGGATGACTACTACCTAGCAGGCGCACATTGGGCGGCCTCTCGCGCTGACTGCACACGGGCCAGCGTGGGGGCCGTTCTCGTGTCCCGAGAGCACCGGGTAAGCATCGGATACAACGGCCTACCGTCCGGCATCCCCGGATGTGCCAGCGCTGGCAACTGTCCGCGTGGCCGACTCTCCCCCGAGGATTGTCCGCCCGATTCGGACTATGCCAACTGTTCGGCCGATCACGCCGAGTACAACGCAATCAAACGGGCCCGACCCGAGGACTTGCCCGGCGCTACCCTGTACGTCACGCGCAAGCCATGCCCGCGCTGTCAGACCTTGATTGCCTCGGCCGGTGTGCGCCGAGTGGTGACACCGGAACGTTCCTATGTGGTAGCGTCCGCCACGGAGGTAAGCCAATGATGATCCCCGTAACCGTCACGTACGAGACCGAGACCGGCGAGACCGCCACGACCTACGAGGTAGACGCAATCAATGTGTGGTCCGCCATGAGCCTTGCCCGGATGCAGTACACCAAGGAACACCCTCGGGCGAGAGTGCTTAGCGTCCTCGCAGTCGGCCCCAAGATTTGACAAAGGCCGCTACCGTCTGTCATCCTGGAGGCTCTGACCGAACACGCGGAAGGGCCCCAGGATGGCGACGTTAGAGCGGAACATGTGGCGCGTAGAGTTCCCGCAGCATGGCGGTAAGGTCGTCCGAATGACCATCGCAGCACCGGCCGACCAAGAGAGCGCGGACGTGATCGTAACCATGTCCGCAGCGTGCACCGAGGCGGGGCTAACAGTTGACCCGTTCGAAGCTACGGCCGTCCGCCTCGGCCCCGCAGCCTGACGAACAACAGGAACACCCCCGGTCCCCCTGGCCGGGGGTGTTCTTGTACCTAGGAACGTTCCTAGGTTGAATCCGCCCTCTCGCCCGTGCTACGGTTCTCGTGTCGCCAAGGGAACAAGCCCGAGGGACGGACGAGAGGAAGAACAATGAATGACTACTTGGACTACGTAGGCGGCTGCGGGTTCGGCTCTCGGCCGTGCCTCAACTGCGAGACCGAGCCCGCGCGGGATGACTACCTGTACTGCTCGGATGAGTGCCGAGACGAGTTCGAAGGTATCGGCGCGTACGCCGAGTAGCCACTAGACCAAAGCCCCCGGTTCGGAGCAATCCAGCCGGGGGCTTTGTCGCACCTAGGAACGTTCCTATGTTGCGCATCGGTCCCCCGTCGTGCTACCTTTCTCTTGTCGCCAAGGGAACAAGCCCGAGGCGGGAACGAGAGGAAGCAAGATGATTCACCCCAAGGTCGCCGAGGCATTCAACGCCTACCTTGCGGCCCGCGACGAGGCCGGTTACGAGGTGGTGGCGTTCGAGATCACCGAGGCTGCGGGTACCTACTACCTGCACCGTGACGACCTGTTCCCGCTGACCCTTGGGGACAGTGAGGCGGCCGTTCACGCACTGCGGGTGTCGGCGTTCAGCGTCCGGAACACCGAGGCGTAAGCACCACCTATAGGGGCCCTGATCGGGAGACCGGTCGGGGCCCTTCCTCGTACCCGGACAACATCGGGACGTTCCTAGGTGGACACGAGGCCCGGAACCGTGCTACCTTTCTCTTGTCGCCAAGGGAACAGGCCCGAGGGACACAGCGAGAGGAAGCGAAATGCCTTACGTCAAGGATGCGGCCGGGATCATCTACCCCAAGTACGGCCTCTGTGCCGAGTGCGGCGGTAAGGGTGTGTTCCTGCACACCGTGCGGGTTGCCAGCAAGAGTGACAAGCCTCTCGCTGTGTACCTCTGCGCGGACGCCGTAGACCGGAACAAGCGCTAGCCAACCTAGGGGCCCTCGGGGAAACTCGGGGGCCCCTCTCCCGAGGAAGGACACGCAATGGATTGGGAATGGTTCCGGCCCGCGCAGACCAACCCGAACGAACGGGATTGGTTCGTCATACGACTGCGCCGCGCGATCAAGCACGGGGAACACGTCGGGTTCAGTCTCACCATGGTTGACCGGCCGCACGGCAAGCCCGAGACCGAGGACAAGACCATATTCCGCAAGCTGGACGACGTATGGGACATTACGCGCCCGCTGTTCCCCGAGTTGCGCGCCGAGGGTTGGGAAATGCTCCCGATCAAGTGACGTGCCTCATACTCAAGGATGATCCTAGGAACGTTCCTAGGTCATGGGTTGACACGGCTAACGATCACCGTGCTATAGTCGTGTCAACGCCGAACGGAACAGGCCGAACGGCGAGACGAGAGGAACAGAGCGAATGAACAGCAACCGTCGGGGCGGCTTCCGGGATCAGGTTCGGATCACCGGTGAGGTTGCCGAAACCCCCCGTCCTCGCCGTAAGGCCAACCCCCTTGGCCGGTCCAAGACCTCGCGGGTGATCACCACGAACCACCTTGACACGCTGGTCCCCGAGGTTCGGGAAGTTGTCGAGCGGGTGGCGGCCGAGCGTGGCGTTAGGCTGATAGACGTTCAGGTCGTCTCCCCCACCGAGGCCATCATTCCGTAACGGCCTCATCCCCAAGAACGAGAACCCCCGGTGTCCCCCCGCCGGGGGTTCTCTCCTTTCCACCTAGGAACGTTCCTAGGTTGTGCGCGCCCCGTGTGCCGTGCTACTGTTCTCTTGTCGGAAGGGAACAGGCCCGACCGGCAGACGAAAGGATCACACCATGTTCGGCAACACCTACGAGCTTTCCACCGCTGGTTTCCTGGCCGCCGCCGCTGTCGAGTCCCGCCGTCTGGCCGGTCACGTCCGGATGCTCAAGACCGCCAAGGCCAACGGCAACCACGGTGGTGCCCGTCTCGCCCTGCGCCGCGCCACCGAGTCCGCACAGCGCGTGGACAACCTCCTTACGATGGCCGGTGAGTGGGCCGAGATGGACCGTGAGCACCGCGCGAACGGCTGACACTGACTGACAGAGAGAACCCCCTAGGAACGTCCCTAGGGGGTTCTCTTGTGCTATGCTGTACCCATGCAACGAGCGTTCAGGAAGCCGAGCGATGAACACCCCGGTCACTACGATGTGGTCATGATCAAGAGCCGGTGGAACGGGCACCGCAAGGGGGTAGACTTGTTCATCATCAATGCGCCGGTATACGGGGAACCCGAGCGGACCAAGATTGAGGTAGGGCCCTCGCTGGACTACCACGGGGAAGTGACCGAGATCATCAATGATCTACTTGAGGACGGGTGGACCGAGCATTGAGCGAGCGAACTTGGAGCCGACCCAACCCCGAGCGGGAAGGGTTCGTAGATCGGTTCTACATGATCACGCGCCGGATCAAGTCGGGAACCAAGGTCACCATGTACGAGATTGGTTGGCCGCTGACAGGAAGCCTAGACAAGTCCGTGACGGTGTGGACGGACCCAATCGCCATGCTTGACGCGATGGACGCCGTAGGGAAGGACCTAGAGGCTGACGGATGGGTCCGGGACTTCCCCACCAAACGGCGACGCAAGCGGACTTGACCTAGGAACGTTCCTAGGTCTAGAGTCGTCAACGACAGCGCAACACCAACCTGAAAGGGGCCAGGAATGGCACAGCACGAGGCGACCAACGGTCTGTCCTACGAGGACAGCGAGGGTGACCGCTACTACACGTTCAACGAGGGTGACTCTTGGTGGGTCGCGTGCGTCTACGCTGACCAGTCGCCGCAGTTCATCCGGTGCGACGGGGGCGAGACCGAGGCACGGGAACTGTTCGCCCGGATCACCAAGACCGTGGTTCACGCCCCCTGACGGCCCCTCTCGCGGCCTCCCTGCCCCGCCTGGCCCTAGTGGTCGGGCGGGGCTCTTTCATGCCCTCAGACGGCCGCACAGCCGTTCTAACGTAGGGTAACCGCCGGCCTCACGCTCCGTAGTCGCGGGCAAGGGCCTTCCCCACCGTGACTAAAGCTAGGACACAGCGCGCAAGGGTGTCAAGGGTGAGCTGGCCCACACAGAGAATCCACCTAGGAACGTTCCTAGGTGTTGCATCGGGGCTTGCGCGGGTGTTACTGTTCTTCCACACCGAACGGAACACGCCGGACGGTAACCGAAAGGAAAGCTCAGATGAGCGAGAACGAGAACACCACCGAGGGCCGCAAGGTCAGCAACAAGACCAAGGCCATGATCGGCGGTGCGGTCGCGCTGGTGGGCCTCGGTGCCTACCTGGGGAACGGTGCCAAGCTCCCCGAGTCCACCACCGTGGTTCCTGCCCCGGCCCCCACGGTCCCGGCTCCCGCGCTGTCGCCCTCGGTCGCGCAGGTTGCCCCGGTGGCCCCGCAGGCTCCGCAGATCGCCCCCGAGGCTCCGCAGGCTCCGGCCCCGGTCCCCACGTGGGAGATGCCCGCTCAGGCTCCGGTCACCGAGTACGTGACCATGACCCCGCAGCCGGGCGAGACGGTTACCGTGTACGTGACGGTGACCCCGACCCCCAAGCCCGAGGAAACGGCCTCTGAGACCGCTACGGCGTCCGCTACGCCCACGGTCAAGCCCTCCCCCTCGGACAGCGCCACGGCCACGCCTACGGCCACCCCGACGCCGAACCCGACGCCGGAACCGCAGCCGCAGCCGTAACACCAACAAGGGGCCTCGGGAAACCGGGGCCCCTCCCGTGTTGACATAGGAACGTTCCTAGGTCCATAATGGAGTCAACGCCGAGGGAACAAGCCCGAGGCAGACGGAAGGGACCGAAGATGGACGCCGAGACGATGACCTGCGAATGGTTCGCCCTCTGCACGAACGAGGCAACCGGGATGTACGAACACCCCATCCTCGGGGCCGTCCCGATCTGCCAGCGCTGCGCGGACAAGGTGGACAAGCTCAAGTAGTCAAAGAGGGGCCCTCGGGAAACCGGGGGCCTCTCCGCTGTCTGCCCTTGTGAAAGTGAACGCATTCACAAGCTCGCTTCACGTGAACACATTCACAAGCTCGGGCCAGACATAGGAACGTTCCTAGGTTGCGCGTGCTGCGCTCGGTGTGCTTAGATAGAGCCATCGCCAAGGGAACAGGCCCGAGGCGGAACCCCAAGGGAGTCACAATGCGGAACGTCATCGGTGAGTGGGTCATCCTCGGCCACGGTCGCCCCGAGGACGACATTTACATGGGCCCCGGCACCTACGACGAGATGGCCGACATGTGCCACCGCTGGAACGAGGCTCAGACGGCCACCGAACAGCGCGGAGAGGCCCCGAGGGGTTCACTTCAGCGGTTCTACATCAAGCGGGTGGGTAAGACGGCTTAGCGGCCTCTAGGGGGCTCGGAAACGGGCCGGGCCCCCTCCCCCGCCTACCGACATAGGAACGTTCCTAGGAGAGAGCATGACGCACGCTGAGACCGCCCGACAGCGACAGATGGACGGGTTCCGGGCCGCAGAGGTGGCCGAGGCCATCAAATCCGCCAAGCTGGCCGGTATCGACCTTGAGCCGGGCGAGGTCACATGGACCGAGGAACACGGCGCGACCGTGGACGGGATGCCCGCCGCTGACTGGTTGGACCACATGACCGGGTGAGCTACGCCACACAAGGGGGTGTGACCTAGGAACGTTCCTAGGTTGCGCCCCCTCTGTCATGCGTGCTTTAATGGAGGCACGCCAAGGGAACAGGCCCGAGGCAGTCACCAGAGAGGCAGATGGGATGATCACCGACAAGAACGGGGTCAAGTTCTTCGCTTGGGAGCTGAACCGCAAGGAGATTGACCGCCGGATGCACAGCGACTACAACGCGCGGGAAATCGGCTCTGACGAGTGGGTGGAAGCCTACGACTGGCAGATTGCCCGGATGCACTGGCTTAAGGCGAATGTCCGGCTCTGACGCTTGAACGGTTGGGCCCTCGGGGGAAACCTCGGGGGCCCTTTTCGTTGTCTAGACCACACCGCTTACGCTCCGCAGTGGATCAAGGACGCTCCGGTTAGTTCGGGTTTAAACATGACCTAGATCACAATTTGCGGGGGCAACCTTTTTGAGTGACCGGATTGTGACCCTCCGCTATGTGCAAACTGTGTAAGGACCATGGAGAATTTAACTACTTGTTCGAGAGCCGATTTCGTTCGAACATGTGTGTGACACCGCTTGGGGGCGGTGCACGGGGAAAGGGGGCCGTGGTCGTATGAACAGCCATGTTGACGAGACGATGCGCATTGACGCTGTGGTCCACATCTGGATTGAGGCGTCAGAAAACGGCCAAGAGTGGTTCCGCTCAGAGAGGGCCGAGACAGTCACCGAGACGGGCCGGGACTGTCGGGAGCTGCGCGCGATTCTCGCCACCTACGTACGGTGGGCCGAGATCATGGGCCCGAGGTGGCCAACGATCCGGCCGTGGTTCCGGGTCGTCATGCAGGGGGCCGAGTCAGGAACGGTCCTCGCTGTGGTCCCGCGCCGCTGGAACGCCGAACGGTGGGTCTACGAGACGACCGGGGGCGAATGGATGATCACGGACAACAGCGCCGCCTATCAGGCTTGGTTCTTGAACCTCGCCAGAACCCGACTCACGGCAGAACGGCGGGCCACACCAAAGGCCGCATGATGACGGACCGTGAGGGTTCCTCGGGCGGGATGTCCGAATTACCCCGGTCCAGAAATCGCCGGCTTCTAGCCGTTCCGTGACTCTCTGTCAACCTTGGCCCCGCTCCCTCTAGTTGGGTGGCGGGGCCTCTCGCTACCCTCGGCCCATGGCAGAGCACACACGAGGACACGACACGTTCAGCGGCACCAAGGCCGAGGTTGTGGCAGAGCTACGCGACCGGGCCGAGGGATGGCACCACATGGCCAGTGACGCCAAGCGGGACCGGGCCCTAGAGGCGGCCGAGTCCGTAGAGGCCGGATCGTTCTCGGTCAAGGTCGGGAACACGATTTTCAACGTGACGGATGACGCCGTACCAGACCAGCGCGGGCCGCGTGACGAAACCGCAGACAAGACCGTTTCGTAGGCGTAGCCTGTGATCAGCAACACAACCTGACGGATGATCAACTCACCGTAGGGACAACACAACATGACCACAGCGGACCGCGCAGCAGTAGCGCGGGGAAGGTCGCTGTTCGACTGGGGGGTACTGCCTCCCAACGCCGAACGCCGCCCTTCCCCGTACCCACAGCGAGGAAGGGTGGCGAACGTGTCTCAGACGACCAACGCGCGCGAGGGTGAGTATTCGACCTACGCACCCCCCGGCGAAAAGTGCAACAAGTGTCACAAGCCGTTCAAGTCGCTGGAAACGTGCCGACGCGTCGCCGTTGACCGCACGTCCGGCTCACCCGCCCTCGGTCCCTACATCCACCACGAGTGTGCGGCATGAGGGCCCCTCAGAAGCGCCAGAACGGCCGTGTGAGCGCCTTACCGGCTCCCGAGCTAGTCAGCCTCCCGGACGGCCCGCTAGACCCTCAGACGGCCGTACAGGCCCCTTGGTGGGCCGAGTACGGCGGAACGCTCGATGAGGCATCCGGGGTGATCGCCTTTCCGCCCGCCGCTCTCCCTCCGTGCCCGTTCCCGTGTGAGCGGTGCCAGCGTCGGCAAGAGGGGGCGTGATGGGGGCAACGCGAACGTTCCGGTTCCAGAACCATCACTTGCAGCCTGACCCGGTGTCAGAGCCGGTGCTCTATGGGTGGGAGTGCAAGACGGCCGGATGTGGGGCCAAGAGTGAAGCCAGCGAGGACCCCGCCAAGGGCTCTGAGTGGTCCGCCGACCACCTCAAGGCCAACCCGGATCACAAAGCGTTCCGGGAGGTCATCACGAGGGCGTACAGGTATGAGCCGGGAGAGTGGCAGTGACGACGCAGCATGATCAAAAAATCCTCGCCCCGGTCCGGCCGATCACGGGCACGGTCGGGGAAGACGTGATGACCGTTCACCGCCTGGACGCTGACGGGAACCCGCTGTGTGGCGTTCAGGGCGAGGTTTTCCAGTGGCAGCGCTCCGTGACCTGCGCGGCGTGTCTGCGGCCCGCATGA